AGTTCCTTAGAACGATCGCGTTGAGACCTTTCAAGATCATCGAGTAAAGAGGATGCTTTATCGAACTTACTTCGTGTTGATTGCTTGTCAGCGATTGTTTCATATAACTCTTTGATATCGCCTTCAATGCTTTCGATCTTTTGTACTCGAGTTTCAATCTCTTCGATATGACCAGACATTTTCTGTCGTATCTTTTCAACCTCGGTCTCACGTATCTTACGGATAGCGTCATTGTTATCTTTAGCCAGCTTAATATTTGACTCAAGCATTTCAATGCTATAGGAATTTTCTTGAATGTCTTTCTTGTTTTCGCTCAATTGATCTTTAGCAAGAAGTCCCATAGTACTAAACACTTGAATGTCAAGCAAGTCTTCAATGATTTCTCGACGTTGTTGAGCAGGTAGCTCCATGAAAGGTACATACGTTGCACTACCAAGTACAACAATCTGACCGAAGGATTTATAATTGATCCCAAGGATATTGCTTTCGAGGTATTCCTGATAGTCACGCTTAGCCGCGTCTTGGTTGATTAGGCCACCATCCTTATAGATCTCAAAGATGTTTGGCTTCATACCACGACGGATCATATAGTTACTTCCACCTACAGAAAAAGTGATTTCAACCAACATATCTTTCATATTGATTGAGTTAATAAGCTGTGGCTTAGTAATTTTACGGAAGGGCTTTCCATACAGACCATAAACAACAGCATCGAGTAGTGTAGATTTACCAGCACCATTCGTACCAGTAATTAAGGTACTAGGTGATGATCCTAACTCGATTGTTGTAAATGTATTCCCTGTCGAAAGTATGTTTTTGTATTTTACTTTTTTGAAATGTATTCGCATTACAAATTCAGTGCCTCATGATAAAGTTCATCTACTACAGTTTTGATCTTTTGTCGCTCGATAGTTGTATCAAGCGAATCAATATAGTTATGTAAGATCTCAGTAGTATCTTTTGTTTCATCGAGTATCTCGTCTACTCCAGCAGTTTCGAGATTGAGATTATCATCGATGGCTTTCACGTCAACTGCACCACACTCGCTCAGTCGACTCATGAATAGATCATAAAGGTAAGCATTGGTTCGATTCTTTACAATCACCTTTACAAACGTATCCTTATATCTATCCACATCGAAGTTTGCTACGTCTTCGACAGTCCACTCTTCGTCATCATAATCGATCTTAAAGAATACTCGATTCGGATTCTCAATCTTAATGATTTCACGAGTTTCAGTATCAAATACGTGGAACCCACGAGAACCATTATAGTCTGACCAAGTCATTTCATAAGGTGAGCCAAGATATTCGACATTGCCATATCGAGATGGATGATGGAAGTGGCCTGAGAATGCAGACTCAAAGCTTTTGAATACGCTCATATCCAAGCCATGGCTACAAACAGCGCCTTTCATCATTTCAAAACCTTTGACTTCCAAATGGCCCATCAGAATATTAGCATCAGAGTTAGCGACAATCTCGAGATTCTTTTCAGCGTTTTCTTTACTGATCCAAGGTAGCATTAGGAACTTAGTCGAACCAAGCGTCAGATGCTCACCTAAATCTTGATAAAGCTTAAAGGTGGGATATTCTTGTAGTAATAGATTCATGCTATTGACATCATTCACATTACTATAATACGTATCATGATTACCGATCAAAGCATGGAAATCAATTTTACGTTTTGCAAGTTCATCGAATAAGAACTCTTTACCCCGTTGTAGACTTACATAATTGATATACTTGCGGCGATCAAAAGTATCCCCAAGGTCAAAAACGGTAGTAATATTATGTTCGTCAAGATAAGGGAAAAATACCTCTTGGAAAAACTTGCGTTGTACTTCGTGGAATACACGACTATCTCCTCTTGCACCAATATGTATGTCTGTTACAATTGCGATTTTCATAAATGTTTATCATTCCTTTATTCCGTACCTTATGTACTTGTACCATGCTCGCTCATGATAATAGTACAGCACCATCTTTGTTAATACTTCAAAGCCTGCAATCATTCCGGCCCAGTCGAGTTTGCCGGTAATGAGCCAAGCTAGAAGGAACGTATCTGTTGTAGCTACTACTCTCCATGTAAGTGTTTTTGCAAGGTGTCTTTTTGGACTGACCGAGTCTGCCATTACGGCTCCTAGTTTTTCTTAAGTTTCTTTTCGAAATCTGATATGAATTCACTAATGTACTCAGGTGGTTCGTTGAGTTGCACGTTGAAGTCAATTGTTTCGTTAATGATTGCTTCTGTCATAGCATTCTGTGAAGCTTTAAAACGAATATACGTTTGCTTCTTTTCCTTTTGAATACGACGAAGAAATGCATACCAGATGATTTGCGTAAAGTATGCGAATGGATTACTACTTTTCTCTGGATCGAAGTTATGAATATATTGCAAGCAATTCTCAATACCGTCCGAGATCATTTCTTCCTTGTAGGAGTAACCTGAGAAGTTAGGTTTGGTTGCTAGTCGAGTAGCAATAAGCATGATACACTTACCAATATAGTCAGGGACTTTCGGAGTCTTCTCTCCACACTCTTCAGCGTCCTTTACTGAGTTACGATAGTTGATAAGTGACTCGAGTAGATCTCCGTTGTTCACGTAATTCTTTTTCTTAGCCATTATATAAAAGTCCTAATTTGAGGTTGTTTTTGAAAGAATCTATTCTAACACATGTAGGTGCATATGTCAACTGTTAATTAATTTGAACTTAGTGCAATAAAGTGCAACAAAATGGTTGACATAGCGTGCAAAAAGTGTTAGAATCCTTTTATCAGGTTTAAAGCTATATTTGTACAGTAAATATCTTGTAGCTAAATTGCTCGCTACCATAGATCTCAATACGCTTCTTGAAATGTTTGAGAGTATAATTCTCGAATGATTCACCTACGGATAAGTCATCCGCAATATCATATAGTACAGCTTGAGTTGAGTCATCAGCCTTACGAAGAGTACGACCAATACTTTGAAGAACTTTAATTTCAGATTTAGAACCAGAAGCAAAGATGACGTTGTCTAGTCGCTTGAGGTTAACACCAGTCGAAAATACTCCATAAGAAGCAAGTATATTATGTCGCTTCTCTTTATCATTCTCAACAAGATTACGAATACGTTCTCGTTCATCACCACTGGTTCCGCCATAAATGAAATGAAGCTCTCGGCCTTCCTTTTCAAGTAATGGCTGTAATACCTTACCATGCTTTTCTACTAGATCAAAAAGAATGAGATTGTTTTGACCTTCGAGACTATGAACGAGATTCTTAATAAAGTTATTACGACCTGGATGGTTTACAATAAACTCACGTTCAGCAGGCCACTTTTTTACACCTTCCTTAATAGTACCCATCGCTTTCTTAAAATTCTTACGAGCTTCGTTGTCATGTGCAAGAACAATTGCTTTGACTTTAAAGTCTGCGACTGTTCCCTCGTCCATAAGCTTTTTAGTATTGACGAATCGTTTTACTTGACCGAAGCATCCTTCGAGTACAAGCCGGTGAGTCTTAGATTCATTACTTTTGAGCGTACCAGTAAACCCATGTCGATATTCACAATCAGTCAGCTTTTCCATAATAGTGGTGAGTGACTTAGCTTGGAAGGTATGAGCCTCATCACCAAGTACGACACGGAATTGATCGAACCAATCTTTAGGTTGCTTGATTAGCGATTGCCATGTACTAATTACGATAGGTGCTTTTGTATTCTTATCAACACCACCTTGAATCTTATAGATGATACTAGGATCACATCCATAGTCAACAAAGTCACCGGCCATTTGATGAACTAACGAGATTGTAGGAACGATGATCAGTGTACGATGTCCGAAGGCTTGGTAATAATGTTGTTGAATCAAATAAATGATTAAAGACTTACCAGATGATGTCGGTGATAAAGATAGAGATCGGCGTTTACGCAATGCGTTAAGTACATATTGGTTTTGGTAATCTCGTGGTATAAACTTACAACCGACTTCCTGAGCGAGTTGAGCTGGGTAATCATCATCGAATTCCTCTTGTGTTCCTATATGATCTGGAGCTATAACAGTATATCCACGTTCATCACAAAATTGTTTCAAATGAGGATATAGTCCTACATATAGTTTAGGTCTCATTGGTTGAAATAGACGAATGATTCCATCCCATACTCGAGCCTTATATTTTGGATTGAATTGGTAACCTTCAGGTCGAAAAGAAAAGTGCTCAGAAATTTCCATCAAGGTACCGGAGTCGGCCTTGACTTTCATATGTACTGAGTTGATACTTTCGATTTCGATCCGTTCTGTCATAGTTTCACTGCTAGTAGAATAAAGATTCCAAATAAAATGAGGTTAGTAAAAAAGATGAGTATTGCTAATATAGTATGATACCAAATCCAACGAGTACGATAAGCATTCTCGAGAGTTAAGTCTGAAGGGTCAGCTTCTTCGTCCATTACTGGAAGATTATGCATCACCGTCTGATCGAACTTATTTTCCTTGAGCGGACGTTCAATAAGTTTTTGAAACCACTTAATCATTAGTAATTACCTGATGTCAGTACAATTTTACAGATATGGTCCAACCTTTCAATATGCTCAAATGCTCTCCAAGGTGTTTCGTCAATTGCTACAATACCGTGACCTTTGATTCCTACTAAATCAAACTCGGTTTCACCAGTCGATCTCGAGAGTTTAAGATTCTCGAAACAATGATCAGCTAGCTCTTGAGAAATAGGTGGAACATCAGGAACATTCTTTGCTACCGTTGAGTATCGACCTAGCTCGGGAAATAGATTTGCGAGTTCCTGCAACTCAATACCAGCATGCATAGCTGCTACGATATATGTTGGATGGGTATGTAGTACAACACGTACTTCGGTAGGAATCACACGTTGAAGCCCATGATGAAGAGGTAGCTCACCAGTAGGTTTTAAACCACTGGCCGCGTCGGTAAAATGGATGTCTTCGCCTGTCTTTGCATTCAATTTCTTAAACATATCGTATTGCATGACTTGCTTACGAACACCAGAAGGTGTGACATAGAAATGATCACGATCAGCATGACGTAAAGATACGTTACCATCACGAGTACTAATCATTCCTCTATCGTAAGAATGTCTCATTACTTCACATATTGTTTCTAACATTAATAATCACCTGCCTGGAACTTGAGCATATCAATCATTGACTTAATTATAAAATTCCTCGAATGTATCGTCTTAATAATGTCTTCGAGGTAATTAGCATTAGCGGTATGGAAATCAATCGTCAAACTGAGTTTGATAATTTCCTTATCTGCCTGTAAGTATTTATCGATATCCTGCCGAATGATTTTCTTCTGCTGTGGCTTCCATCCACGGTCACGCAAATCTTCTTCGGGCATAGAACCATCGAGCCACTCACGCTTAGCAAGCTCAAGTTCCTTATATTCGGCCTTAAGCTTCTTAACACGCAACACTTCCCTATAGTACATATTGTAGTACTTACTATGTAGGTTGGGAATGCGCTTACTTTCACCGACTAGGTTTGTTTCATCAATAGGAGCGTCGGCAGCCCATATCGCAGAAATGTCATTTGTATCCATCAGTTATATCCATAGTATAAACATAAGTTAAAAACAAGTTCATATTCTATCACAATTTGTACACATTGTACAGGCATTTATAGTTGTTGAATATTAAACCTGTCGTATCTGAATGTGACTGTACCTTCGGCGTACGTAACATCGGTGTTGTTCATCTCAAGAGAGATAGGAGTCAAGCCTACTGGAAAAGCATTTAAGAATGTAACCGATATATTAGGATTTTTATGACTGTTTAAAATGAGAACAGTGATGTCTGATGTAACACCATCTTCGCTTTCTGCGAGAGCTTTATATTGAGATGTAGATTCAGGCGCCGTAATACCTCTCATCCAATTAAAGATCTCAAGATAGTTATTCATGTTTTCGTCGATAATAAAGCTGAGATCAAAATCAGTGTAGCGCAAACGATCGGCAGTATCAAAGACTGTGCTTAATGGTCCACTGCGCTCAATAGGAGCAGAGTCAACGCCGGGTAGTACGATTTTTTGAGAAAAGAATTCCACATTCGGCAATCGAGGTATCGTAATATCGAATCCGCCCGTGGACAAATAGTTAGTAATCATGCGTTGTACCTTTTTGTGTGTCGCGATATAAATAATAACTATACTATTTATTATGTTGAGGATATACAATGGTTCAAAAAGCTTTCCACACCGAAGCGGATATGGGTGCCCTACCCATGCATGAAGTAGTTAATCTTCATAATCGCTTATTCATTACTCGAAATTACGATTGGTGGCGCACCGTTAGTGAAGGTGATGTCGTTGTTGACATTGGTGCAGGTGTAGGTTTGTTTTCGGCGTGTGCATTAGATGTAGGAGCAAAGCGAGTCTACATGGTAGAACCTAGTGAAAGTCTACTCAAGACTGCGATTGGTAATGTAAGTGATTATATTATAGGAAGGTCAGATCCAGTAGTGATTCCTATTCATGCTGCAATAGGTAAAACTGATGTTGATCTCGGTAATGTGTTTGGAATACGAAAGCGCATACCTGGAAGTCCCGAAGCACCGCTAATGTCATTGCGACAATTATGCCAAACTCACAATATTCAAAAGATTGACTTTCTGAAGGTTGCAGCTGAAGGAGCTGAGTTTGGTATTCTATCTGAGGATGCTCGAGATTTTTGCGCGCAGAATGTAAGACACATGGCAATCATGGTTCATATCAATGCGCAATATGGATCTGAGCTTAAGTTTACTCAATGGCGAGACAAATTCCTAAAACCATTTCATGATCTAGGTCGAGTCAAGTATCAAGATAATAAGATCGAAGAGAAGATGTATGCGGATAACTTTAAGGAACTATTGCCTGATAAGTTTATGATCTACATTACGAATTGGTAATTACCAGTGGTGTACAGCGTTCGCC